TGTTTCTAATTATAAGTGAAATATATTTATTCTTATTTCGAACTCACGTTATTTAATACTAAGACTTTAACTATTCAAACGGGTGTTGATTTAGAAGGAAAAACAATTTGTATACGGGTAAGTTGGAATAATGGGCCTTGGTCCTCATGGAACAATTTTACATTCAATCAGCAAAGCATTTAATCAATTATTTTGGCCGGGAAGTTATATTCCCGACCAAAATAGCCAAATCATACTTCAACAGCATCTATTGCATCCTGGGGAAATTCAGTAATTAGTACATTCTTTAATTCCAGTCTCGATAAATCTGATGTAGATAGGATTGAAACTACCGGGTCATTGCTTTCAATATAGATATTCAAGCGGTTATCTTCTGTTTTCTTATACTTTAAATTAAGGAGAATCAGCTCATGACTTTTAGGGATTAAGTAGCGATAGCGAACCGAAATATATGTATCATCTACGCCATACATAACCTGTACAACAGCAAGCGTATTCTGGGCTACATAAGTGTGCCGGGTTGAGACTAAGAAGTTGACAACACACTCTTGACTTACAGTCATTAATAAGCATTTTGCATTCATCCAAACCGGGACCATTTTCTTATCCCAAAGTCCACTCTTTTGAAAGGTAGCCACTGGTATCAGTTCTCCCACAACTTGCGCCAGGTCCTCTTTATTGATTAAAATCGGGTTGCCTTCTTTGTCCAAAGCACGTACATAATTTATCTCTTTTTTCTGGGGAAGTGCGCTTTCGACTTCCTTCATAGTTTTAATTGCTCCCATGATGATTGTTTGAATTTAAATTGAACATTGCTTTAATCCTTTTTGAACACCACATCCTGAATCTTCCAGTTCCAGGTCTTGTCGTCCTTCTTTCCGCTATTATGGAAATTCAAGGCTGACTTAATGATGTTCTCTTTTAAATCGTTTTTCTTGAACTCGACTTCCGCCTTCTGCGGAAAATCCTTTACCTGCGCGGTATCTACTGAGATAATCAGCGCAACCAATAATGTGTCTAACATAATCCTTTTTATTACATTAATAATCGAATACCAATCTCCTTAATACGCTGCCGACCGCTATGCCGGCAGCATCCGCAAGTATGTCCAGCCAGTCCCATCCCGAACCGACCTTGCAGTTCTTCTTATACATCCAGTCAGCGGCTTCTTTCGTCACGCCTGCCGTAACGGCACAGAGTTCACCCGCTGTCAGCGTGATGGCAAGGCATGCAAGAAAATGCAGCAGCTTGTCGTTAATTCTTGAAAACATATCCATACAATACTTTTTTTAATTACGCAACCGGGAATGCCATAATACTCGTATCTGAAACTCCCAATACATTCCACTGTGCCCATGCACCACCTATCGATGCAATACATTCCAAATGAGCACAGCCGTATGCAGGAATATATATACCGGGGTCGCCACTTCCCCATATCTTTACTTTCGTATCACTGACATTAAAAATGGTGAGTGAACGCCCGCCCCAAAAATCGTAATTAGGGGACAAAGCCACCTGGGGTAAGCCACCGGTCAGTACCATGTGGTCCATAAAGGTATCTGCCGTATCAGGAAGTTTCCACATCTGCCCGTTTCCGACAATATCAGGGGTAACACCCCTCTCTATAGTGACCTTATTCAAATGCACCTTTCCCGAAAAGTCCACATCACCTTCCTTTGTCCAGCTTACCGCTCCATTGGCTAATTTCCCGCTTCCATCCTTATTCAGAAGGGTTTTCCCGCCGGCAATATTGACACTACCACTTTTTAAATCACCTGTAAAAGTTCCGTCTGCACCATCCAGGTGCTTCACCTTCAGGTTATCCACGTCGATAAGGTCTGCGTCTATCTTCCTGGCAAGCAAAAGCTGCGTACCCAGTAGCGGGTATTCCTGGATGGATTTCCAGGAAGTAGTGTCCGGGTTCTGGGCCACGTCGTCGAACGGGTGCATCTCGCTGTTTCCGGCCACCGGATTCATCCACATGAATACAAACCCCTTCTCCTTATCCAGGAAATATTCCCCATTCTTATACTTGAACGGCAGCGGTTTCCAGTCACCCTCGACCGGGAACGGGGACGGATTCTGCCGCACAATACTTATCCGTTTCTGAGCAAGAAGGGTCTCGCGGGCACTATCACGGTACGCTTCCACAATCACGGAATCCGCATTGCCCCATTTATCAGACGGAAGGTAGTATTCCCATTCGGACGATGCACCGGGGGAATCCGCCGTACCGAGGTCCTTGCCGGCCGACTGGACATGCAGCCGCCAGAATACATCCAGCAGGGCCGCATCAGCCCCGCTGCGGTGCAGGGCTTTCAGCTTCAGCGGCACCATCTGTACATTGTTACAGTCCACAGAGATGGCAGCCGGCTGGCACTCGATGTCAACGTATTCCACCGGGTCAGGCTCACGTACCGCCACAACACTCAAAACCGCCGTTGTCATCATAGCTCAATGGGATTTGTATTCGTTGCTATTACTCTGAATGTCTTGGCCCGCGCCGCATCCGTATAGGTCAGTGCAATATCCTTTCCTTGGAACTTGTTGCTATCCTTGCCCGACAGCGTGAACGGATTGTTTTCACCGTCGAATGTGGCGAAGTCCCAGCTTGCCACCGCCACTTCCTCTCCGGACTGGCGTTTATAGGCATACGGAATAAGAGTTCCCGTTTCTCCAGGATATATCTGCCCGTCAGAAGCAAGCCCCTTGACCTTGAATGCCGCCAGTATAGGGTCGCTAAGGTCGAACACGGTAATGAAGCCCTTGGCAATGACCTTCGCATTCTGCACAGCCTCACAACTTACCACCAGCGAACCGTCAATATCATTCGCGGCAATGTTCTGGATTCCCTGTGTACCAAGGTTGGCCTCTCCCGATGGCAGTTGCTTCTTCCATTGGAGCGTAATGTTCCCCAAATCGTTGATAAGGTCTCCGCCACTGTACAGCGATGCCTTCAACGTCAGCACTTCGGACGGATTGATTATCTGCGTACCCTTGTCTGAAGTGATGAATAACTCATACTGTTTACCCGATGATTCCTGGATAACAACATCCGTCGCAAGCTCGTTGAATGCGACCGTATGCCCGCCAATTTCAACTTCCCCGGAAACAGTTATACGGTCATTGTCATATCCGGAAATGGGTACGAGGTTCTTCATGACGCGAAGTCCGGTCATGGGATAGGACTGCGAGTCCACACTTACATTGTATCCGGTTACGCGTTTGAACATGCCGACAAACTGTTCCGTATTGCACAGCCCGTCCTCCCCGAATGCAAGTTCGGTACCGTTGTACTTGAAAACAAGCCTGGAAGGGATGAGGATGCGCCCGCTGCTCACGTCACGTAACACGACAATGACAATAGGGCGTTTGTCCTCCGCCAACGCTTCAAAGTCCGGCGTATACTTGTCACTTCCCTTTGTCCATGCCTGGATAAGCGGACCATTGTCTACGCGTACATACCCGTTGACGGTTGTCCCGTTGCTCACCGCCACGATAGCCAGTGAAGCGGTCACTTGATTCTGATTCATCGCTGGCCTCCTTTCCTTTTTCCGTCAGTCTTTGCCCCGGCCGGCTGTTCCGGACCGGTCACACTGAAACCGGGGTCGATGTCCTCTGAACCCTGCATCGCTTCCTGCTGTTTATCAATCAACTCCTTTAACTCACGCGCAGAACCGATGATGTCGATGTCAAGAAGAGTGCCCACATTCCGCATCTCACTGATAGGAATATACACCCTGCCATCCGGAAGGGTATTCATTATCCCAAAGAATTTGCCTTCGAGCTTTGCCTTTTCTACAATTACGTACATATTGATTAAAGTTTAAAGTTATTACTCAATTATTCATATACCGGACCCGTGGCAATGAATACCGTCTGTCCGTCAACCTGCGAGGATATAACGGCACCTTCCTCGTCGCCCATCAGGGACTCACCTGTGAGAAGCCCCACTTCCGCCCACACCTGGAAGATATGTCCTGCCGGGAAACCCTTGTCCGCGGGAATGAACTCCAGCGTCCGCCCGCCGGTTGCCAGCACCTTCTCCGGCTCGCCCGGCTTCGCACTCTGGCCTTTCCATGTGATGCGGAAAAGGTCATCGTACTCTGTACCGTACTCGCGGCGGTTGTCGAAGATGCGTACCTCATAGGCGCTCGGCTGCTTCATATCATCGGAAAGGGTGAAGCCTTTCGTCTGGATAATTTCGCAATTGAGGGAAGCTGCCATCTCCGTCTTTACCTCAATAACCTTTTCCAGCCGCCCGTCCGTAGGTGCCTGCGGTCTGCTACCCGCATACTCACACGCACGAACACGGAAGCTTGCACCGGTGACATATTTCGCCTGATACATCAGCTTTCTTGTATATACACCGTTCACATCATGGCAGACAATACCGGGGTCATCCGGTGTAACCGGGCGGTATGCTCCGTTTTCAAGAATGTCCCAGAAATATGCGGCATGTTCATCATCCACCGGTTCAGTGCCTGTATAGAGCTGCGGTTCTATCTCCCTGTCCCAATAGCCGGAACGGTCGGCCAGGCGAAGCGGGTCGGTCACCATCACGGAATCCCCCTTCAGACGCAGCGAATACGCCTTGTTGTCATAAAGGTGCGCATAGGACTTCACGCTCCGTTCACAGCGGACCTCGCGGTTCGTACGAGGGTCCGTGAATATCGCGATGCCGAAATACTCCACCGGCTTCTCCGGCGGCGTGTTCTTCCGGATGGTAAGCGCGTATTTGGGCACACCGCCGCTGCCGTCGGAAATGCTGTAATACTCACCCTCGACGATGCGGTTGGCCGACTTGTCACGGGGCGCACCCTCGAACCACTCCACCCCCGTGAGTTCCATTTCACCGAATACCGTCTTCTCGTCGAATGCCGATACCTTCGGCACGATGACCAGCGGTGTCAGGGTCCGGTCGGGGCTGTATTCCCGCAACTGCTTGTCATAGGTCTGCACGGGACTGCCCGACAGTACAATTATCTCTCCCTGGATGGAAAGGGGACTCACATAAATACGCCCCTGCTGTTTGTTACTCTTTATTCCCATAGTTATAATATGTCAAAACCAAATCTCTGTTCTATCTGCTGCATTTCCCCTTCAACCGGAATGAATACCCGGCATACGAAGGCAACGGACCTGCTTACAAAGCCGAAGTCTGAACCGACCCCGTGCTGGTTCCCGTTGTCGATATGGATGGCAAGCCTGTTGCCATCCACGTACTCTGGCGTCCAGAGGTTGTCCGCCGGAACATTGCCGCTGTCACGGAACCATTCCACTTCGGTGGCACCGTCCGCCATTACATCATCCGTTATATCCGTAGTTCCGAAATATATACGTCCGGACATTACCGTATCCACACCGCCTATGACGAATGCCTCCCCGCCTGAAAGGGAGAGCTGGAGCGAATACCTGCTGTCGCCCTCAAGGAGTCCCCATGAAGGGGAGTTCCATTTCGGTTCGTCGGTTGTCTTGTCCTTCAGACACCCCCACTTGCAGCCAAGGTGGTAGACCGTATGCTGTTCCAACAAGGTATATTCGCTGCCGGAAGGCTTCGACAGCTCGTACTGAACAAACCGGTAAGGAGCACCGCTCTGGGCCGTTTCCAGAGACCAGACACCCCGGTCTACCTTGTTGGGAACGACATCACCGTTATAATCGAACTGATAGAATTTCTCGGCAATGACCGTCTGTGCAACGATGCCAACATCTTCGGTTGTCACCGGCAGTTTTTCGAGTGCCTTGATGTTAGGGAGTTTTCCGATAGTCAGCGCATAGTTGTAGTCCTCCAATATCGGTTTATAAACATTGGACAAGAACATAATCCGACCCTCACGCGAAGAAATCATCCACGACTGTGCCCGTTCGTTGAAGCCGCCTGCTTCAGGCAGCGTACTGTTACCCCTGCGGGTTACGTTGTAACCGGCCAACGGCGGATAGTTCGTGCCGCCCGGCACTTCGCTGTCCGGGTAGAGCACGACCGTTATGCTATTCTCCTGCGCATTGGTGGTAAGAATACGCATCCAGCTTGTATAATACTCGGAACCACCCGTAAGCAGTGTGTTAATGATGGAGAAGCAGACATCATTCTCCTGGAACTTCATGAAGTCGAAGTCCGTGCGTTTCTCGATGCTCAGACGGTAGGTGTTTTCTCCCAAATCCTCCACGGATTCTATCTTACCAATCTCGGTGAAGGAGTAATCAGACTCCATTCCTTGAATCTGGTTTATTATCAAGTCAAGCACTGACAGTGAACCGCGCACTTCCAACCGTTCTACCTGTGCCCGGCCATCAGGAAATATCCCTGCACCCTTGCCGGCAATCATACTGTCTACGAATTCGCCGAACTCGCCGCCTGCGAGGAGTTTCAAAAGATATTCAGTCTTATCGGACTTGTCTTTCCTTAAGAAAGTGACCAAAGACCTGCGTGCCGAGAATACATTGCTATCGGAAGGGGCTGTCGTATCGTTCGTCCTGATTATATAGACCCCGTTTCCGCCGCCGGTATATGTCTGCCCCTTGTAGGTCAGGGAATCAATCTTGTCTTCCATATCCCCGATACGGGAATAGGGCATGCTCTCGCCGATTATGTATGCAGGGCTGTCCCAAGGCTTGTCAAGGTTGAACTCCCAGCCGAGTATGCGGCTGTCGTGCCCGTTCTCAAAAAAAGCCCTGTTTACAAGGAACACTTTCTGTCCGAACTCATAGAAGCGTCTCAGCCGGTCGTTATACACCCATTCGGAATCAAGGGTCGTGTTATATGTACCGTCATCCCTTTTGCGTCGGTCGGCATACTCCTGCGCCTTTCCCTTAAGCTCCTGTTCGGCTTCTGGGGTATATCTGTCAGACACAAGCTGGATATTGAAACCGGAAAGGACATACTCGTCGCCGTTTTCCGGACGAAGGGTATCATCGGGAAGCATACGCCCGTAATCCTCGTTTCTCACGATTTCCCAAAGCTGCGCGCCGCGCATGTCGTCTTTGGGGTCGGGATTGAAAATGACACCGAATTCCATGCCGTTAAGTTTGCCGGACTGGAACCGGATTCTCAGTTCCTGACCTTCGATAAGATATTCATCCTTGAACTCCAGCCCGGTATCCTTGTAGCGGTAGTAGGTGACGGTCTCTTTCGTGCCGTTCTCGTCCTTCACCTCTTCGGTGCGGGTATGCACGTCGGATAATGTGCCCGTACGCCGGGGATAGACATTTTCAAATACGACAATGTCCTCTATCGCTTCCTCTTCGGACATGTCGGGATACACATCAATGTAAGGCGTGTCCGCGGGAAGCATCAGCCTGCGCTGGACTACGCCGTTGACAACCGTCTGCTCGTCCACGGGACGGTAGTCTGCCGGAATATTCCGGGTAGAGCCGAACGCATAGATTCTGGTCGCATAAGTACCTTTGCTGTCGCTGCGGGTCATGGCTGACGCTTCAACCCCTAACTCGATTCTGACGGAATCACCATATTCATTTCGCCCAAAATGGATTATGTTATCCGTTATCCAGCAGTCACAGTCCCATTTCTCCTTATCGGCCATGGAGAACAGGGCGTCAAGAAGGTTCATATTGTCGTACCTCATCGCAACGGCCTTGTTCTCCACTGTGGAATCTATGCGGAACTCAAACTCCTTTCCCTTGTATGTATATCCGAGTGCCTTCAGGTTGCGGAGGAATACGCCGAGCTGCACGTCAAGGGGTGCGGTCAGAGACCATGAAGCCTCATGGCCGGCATGTTCGGGAGTGTACTTGAAAATCTTGTTCTTCCACTTCCAGTAATACGCGTCCATGCGCAGCTTATAGTCATATCCCCCGGTAGAAGCGTTGAAGGCAGGTTTCTGCAAATCCACTATCTCATAGACCTTGGACAGCAGTCCGCCCAGGGACTCGTCAAGCACTCCCGACAAATCCACGTAGTCGCCGAGCTTGAAATACACCGGGTTGGGAACACTGAACGGAAGGATGATATAGTCTTCCTTCATCAGGGTAAACCTGCCTTTAGCCCCGACATTAATGGGGGTCGAAAATCTTGTCTTACCGGATATGTCTTTGATGTCTACCATAACGCATCCAAAGTTCGCAGATAAAAAAAAGAGTGCCCTATTTTGGACACTCATATACACGACAATAAACCCAATGTCGTGAATTAGGTTCTGTTTGCCGGGTTCGGCTCGTTAAACTTGGCTGAAATTTTTCCGAAAGTATGGTCTAAACTCTGTGCATAAGCAACGCTTTTCCCAAGATAAATCAGATGATAAATCTCATTACTGTTAGCCGGAACTTGAATATCAACCACACCTTTATACAATTCTTCAAAGAAAGCTTTTTTCTTTGCTTGATAGTCGGATTGGGAATTTCCTTCAATTGTAAAAGAAAGTGTTATTTCCCGTTCATCTATTTTGGGGTCATTGATTATCACACGTTTTCCATGTTCCAACCGGGACTTATTTTCTATAAATTCTTTCATGGGTGACGATGCCCCAAGTACATCAAGAAAGCCCTCTCCCATTCTTACCCCCCATGTTGTGTAGGCGTCTTGGGTATTTATTAATAAATCTGACATAGTTTATAATTTAGATGTATTGTTTTTCACTTCTGCCATATCTTTCTGAATTTGAATGATTGGTTTTACAATAGCTCCTGTATTTTCCGAAATCTGAACCAATTCAAGATAAGATTGTGCTATCAAATCTCGCGTATTATCAGCGATATTCCTTGTTTCCGTATTTATGGAAAGTAGAGCATCTGCTTTTACTGTCAGTAGATTAAGTGATTGAGATTGAATAATATTCTGATTCTTTATTTCTTCTCCTGCAATCTGCAATGCTGTAAACCGCCCGTTCAACTCTTCGCCGGTATCTTGACTCATTGCCTGGAAGCCTTTGGATGAAGCTGACTGCGATGTTGATTCTTGCGAAATTTTATCATATCCGGTTGCTGCGGCAAGCTCATCACGAAGCTTCATGGCTTCATCCACATAACCCATGTACTCATCCATCAGCTCCTTACGTTCATTATTATCAAGCGTACCATCATCTTTCATGGCTTCACCGAATTTGTCATACCATGTTCTCAGTTTGTCACTAAACTGTTCACCGATGGCATTTGACAGCATTGCCTGCATGAAATATTTGGATATGTCATCAGCAACATCCTCAGCACTCTTCTCCATGTCCATCAGACTGCTTACAAAACTGTCATACATGGAATCGAATGACATTCCGGTCAGACCCTCATAAAGATTATCGGTCAACTCCTCCAGTTTGCCGGCCTGCTCAATATAATCATCAAGTTTATCGGTTACACGTTCACCATAACCGCCTTTCCCGGCATTCTGCATCTTTGTCCATATATCAACATTACTACGGAGTTTTTCCATCTCTTCAGGTGTCAGCTCCCATAATGAAGAAGTTCCGGTAAAATTCTTGTTTATGTTCTGTTGAATCCATTTCAAGTCTTCGGCAGACCATCTCATGTAGTATTGCCAGCTCTTATGTGAATTATGGTAACCTGCCTGTTCACGGGCGATATTCAGATAATTGGAGTTCTGCTCTTTCTGGTATTCATAAGCACTTCTATACGCAGCTACGGATTTCGTTCCTTTGCTTGCCTTTATCTCATCTGTCAATGATTCGATAGAAGTCTGTAACGTCTCATTACGGTCGGTAAGACGATTAATGGAATCCTGTACCTCCTTTGCATTGCCACCGATACCGAACAATTTATTGAAACCACCGAAAGTAAGTGTGTTCCACATACTCGCACCGGCTCCAAAAACGCTTGAAAAAACATTCTTGACAAATCCGTCGAAGCCTTGTTTTTCTATTCCGTCAAGCAGAGAGAACACCGTACCAACAATACCACCTATCTTACTTCCTGCCTCAGAAAACGTATCTACAAGACCAGCAGCAAGATTCCCTATTTGAGATAGAGACATTTCAGATGAACTGCCAAGCTGGGTGACGGTATCCGTTAGTGTTATCAAACTTTTTTGGGTCTTATCCGCGCTTCTGGTTACATTCGTTTCCGCATTCTGAACATTCTTCTCGGCTTTGTTTTTCTTTTTGAGAGCAGCTTCTTTCTCGGCATCCGTACCACTTTTGAGAGATTTATTATACTCATCCTGCGCTTGCTTAAGTTCGTCTTGAGCAATGCGCAAAGCATCCAGTTGCTCCGGCAAATCTCCAAGCAAACCGCCTTTGTCGATGATGGTACTCTGAATATTATTCAATGCTTCGTCAATCACTTTTTTCTGGTCGACAGCCATGTTCTTATACTCATCGGAGTTTTTGAAAGTCTTTAGCTGTTGTTTTACCTGTTCAAGTGATTTTTTGGAAACCTTGTTCAAATCACCGAAGATAAGTTCCCAGTTGATTTCTTGTTTGAGCTTATCCATATCCACAGAAGACAATGCTTCTTCCATTTCCTTTTGGAGAAGCTTCTTTTCGCCTTCGGTAGTGACTTTGGCCATCTTGTCGTTATACTCTTTTGTTATGGCGTCCTTTTTCTGTTGGAACGTCCCGTATTCTTTCAGATAGCGGTTCATAGCTTCGTTTTGGGCTTCCGCTTCCTGCTTGTGCGTTTCCGTCACAGCTTGTTGATACCTCTTGAAAACATTTTCTTCGGCTTCGTCAAGTAAAGGGGACTGTTGTTCGTATGTTCCGTCTTTCTTTGCCTTTTCACGGGCGGATTCTATCGCATCCAGTTCTTTCTGATAGTCCAAGTCTATTTGTGCCAGCTTCTTTTCCATTCCGTCAGCCCTGAGGTTGATTTCATCCTGCTGGTTCTTACGGCGGAGGGAGAGAAGTTGTTCGGCAAGCTGTTCTTGCTGTTTCAATAATTTCTCTGCTTCTTCTTGACGTCTTTTTCTTTCTTTTTCACCAATCTTTGAAGAATCTTCATTCGGGTTGAATATCAAATCATTGACATCTATGTTTTGTGCTAATTCATTTTGAGATTTATTTAGCTCGTATATTTCACGTCTAAGTTTAGCAATGCCTTCATCTATTTCTTCGACCTTACCCAAAGCTGCACCAACCATCATTTGTCGACCTGCATACATATCGGGATTCGCCTCTCTGTCTATTTTATTTCTTAATTCAATCTGTTTGTCAAGTTTTAGTTGCGCATTTTCTCTTTTAGCATATTCTTCTGTTATTTTAGCCTCATTTTCCAATATTTTTTTAGCATTCTCTGTCATTTTATCCTGTGCAGCCCTCGCACGTGCAGATGCAATAATCGAAGAAGTAAGTCTTGCATAAGCGTCAGCTGCCTTTCCCGTTAGAATTTCTTCTTCTGAAAGATTTTTGAAGAAATCAGGATATGATTTTTGTAGCTCATCAACAGCTTTTTTTCTTTCACGAATAGGCTTTGAAGCATTTTGAGTAGCTTTATATAATAATTCCAACTTTGTTATTTCAGATTGAGCATTTTGAACTCCTTTTAATTGAACGTCATTTAGTTGTTGTTGAATATCAACAAGAGGTTTCATGACATTCTTAGCATTAAACAGCCCTGCAACCCAATCCACCACCTTATCGCCATAAAGAGTAAGCAGTGTAATACCAACCGTTAATACAGTCTGCCAGCTAAACAAAGACGATACCACTTGCTTCCATACTGGAATCGCCGACTGCCCCGACTCCTTCAATAGTTTATATTCAGTTCTCGCCCGTTTAATCTCATCTGCTAAAATTGGAATATTATTCGATATAGCAGAGAAAAAAACTTTTGGACCGTAAGCCAAAGAAGGAAGTTCGCGTCCTACTTGCTGAATAGACATACTAAGCCCATTCCACTGCTTACCATAATTACCTACATTACGTTGATGATTGCCAATAGTGGTATCAAGTTCCTTTATTTTTGTATCCGCTTGTTGAATAGACGCAAGCAATTCTTTACCAAAAGGAGAATTGCGCTCTTCTTCTGTCAATTCGCGATAAGCTATCCTCATTCTTGATAAAGACTGGGATAACCCGTTCATGGAAGTAGCGGCTACATTATCAAGTTTGGCATTATTGTTCAATGCTTGTCTCACTTCTGACAAAGCAGTTTTATGTGTCAATAATGAATTGTTTAGCTGTTCAAGCCGTTTTTGTTGAGTAGAAGACAAGGAAGAATAATCACCTTGTGACTTGTTGATTTTCTTGATTTCAACATTAATCAAACGGATAGCGTTCATTTCATCTATCATTCTCTTGACATTCTCTTCTCTTGTGCCAAGAATACCGTTTATCTCAGTTCTCAGGTCATCATAAGCCTTTGCTTGTGCTTGAATGCTTGCTGTTTCAGCCGTGTTTGTTTGTGTTGATGTATTTCCACTCTGTGTCGGAATCACTACCGGTTTAGAAACTTGTTCTTGCGCTTGAACAATCTTTTCAGTCGCCTTATTGATTCGGCTGGTTGAAAGCATAATCTTTCTTTCCGCTGCCGCAATCTTATCCACCAATGTATCGTATTGCCCCAAAAGGGAGGTTAACTGTGATTGCAAACCTTTAGCTATATCAATATCGACCTTGATATTAATACCCATCAATGCTTTTTTGACATTTTCTATCTCGTTCTTCAGTTTGCGCAACTTCTGAACATCACTGTCTACATTTGAAATAATGCCTGCCATATCTATAATTTTTTTTCTATTTGTCTACCTGCATACAAGATACCATTAGTCATAATAACTTCAAACCCTTTACTTTCGACATAGCTTGCATAAGGCTGACCGTTAGCCAAATAAAGCCCATCCTTTGATTTTTCGGAATAAATCAGAAGATTCTCTGTATTTCTTACCGCTTCGGAATGAGAACCGTCTGATTCCACCCACATATCTACTATTTTCCCATTACGGACAACACATCCCCCATTTGCATTATTCAAGTTGCCAGTCCTATTTTCATAAGTCTTGTTAATCTTCGCATTTCGGGTGGCGTCTCTCCCTATTTGAGAAAGGGTATTATAATATCTATCGTCTACACTTTCAAGTAACTCATCTAATCCAGATGTATCTCCTCTAAACTCCATTATTTTTTCATTTGTGCTAAATTCGACAAATACAAGTTATCCAGCAATATTTCAAGTATTTGATATGCGACAACGGAATAATTGTCGTGAAATAATTGGAAATGATTGATTTTTGAGATATTTTTGCAAACGTTTAAGTTAATAAATGTACTGTCATGAAAAATACACTGCTTCTGATATTGTCAATATTTGCTTTTTCAAGTTGCAATAAGTCATATAAATATGTGGAAACGGTTAAAGAAAAATCATTATTCAGCAACTCTTACAATGAGAAGGAGGAGGAACCTAAGACGATAAGCTCAAAGAATGATTCCCTTGCGTATTTAGAAGCATATCAAAAATTTTGCATTTCTCAAAAAGTTTATAAAGATATGACTAATCAAGGAATAGAGTTTGTTAATATTCCGATAAAATTCTCACTGTACAACTCAAACGGTGAAAAAGTAAATCCGTATATAAACCAATCAACCCTTGACAATATAAAAAATAATGTTATGTCTTTAGATGATAACATTGGAAAAACAATATCGGACATAAAAAAAGAAAAACAAAATCCTATTGATTCTATAACAGTAAAAAAAATATCCTCTTTATTTACATTTAACAAGGACGAATTTGACCCACGTGAACTAACATGGATTAAACCAAAATCTGCTCCCCAATATACCAACCAGAATGGAATATATTGTTATTTTATGAAAGATATTGATGGGGTATCAAACTTTAGACTCAGAATACAATATTATTCTGACGATTGGTTATTCATTCGCAAATATCAATTTTCTATTGACAATAAAGCTTATGAATTTATCCCCAATAATGTAGAAACTGATTCAGGTAATGGAGGATATATATGGGAATGGTGTGATGAAAATATCCATTCCAATAATGACATTGAATTAATAAAGGCACTTTCTAATGCTAAAACTGCAAAAATAAAATTTATTGGAAGGCAATATCACGATATAAAAACCATATCACAAAAACAGATTAAAGGAATAAAAGATGCCGTAAACTTATATCTCGCAATGGGAGGGAGTTTGTAATATTCATATTAAGCGCACCCCAACCTAATGAGGTGCGCATTATTATTTAAGCAGCATCTTTACCTAAGAACTTTTCTACGAAGTAAATTTGCCCCTTACCAGTCACTTTGGTAGTAGTAGTGACCAATACAGAGCCATCCGGCTTGGTGATGGTGGTTTTCTTCAATTCAAAAAGCCCCAATTTCATAGCTTTCTGCGTTGGCTGATTGTAGTAGTCACCCTTTTGGCAAAGATAACCATTCTCGCGCATCCAGCTAAACAAACGGTTCTGACCGATATTCACTCCATTTTGTTGCAGTATCTTTGCTAATTCAGCAACCAAGCAAGAACGTTGAGAAGTTGAAACGGCATCGGCAAAAAGGACTTTAGGTGCATCTTTCTGAATCTTCTGTTCGGCTTCGATACGCTTCTGTTTTTCTTCTTTTAAGTTGATTGCAAGCTGAATCAGAAAATCAGGTGAGGTCAAAGCTTTTTCAAGTGTATCGCTGGTCATGTATGCACCATGTTTGCGGATTGAGGGCAAAACTTCGCTTGTAACCCATTTGCGAAACGGTTTTGCCTTTTCGCTGTCACTGCGAATTATCACATCATATAAACCGCTTTCGGTTATAAATGTAACTTGTTGATTTCTACCTAACGAATCTATGGTGTCCATTTGGCGGACATCATCTTCTTCAAGCCTTGACCTGACATTTCTTGCGTTAGCAATGCCTATAACACCGCACACATCTGCCAAACAAAACAAAGGCTCATTACTCTCATTCATCGCGATTCTTACTTTTCCGAACTGCTCATTTTGGAAAATCTGAATATTATTCATACTTTTACACAGTTTAAAAAATTAGACCCCACCAAAGGCAAGCTCCTCACTTCTTACCAATGGCGGGGTTATATTTTTCAGCCGTGAGGATAGCTGCGTTGTTTCTGTTTGCAAACTTATTATATAATCGTGTAAGAGAGAGATTTTCACTTTACCATAACACGTGTAGATACTAATTGAAAAGTGCGCCGTATTCTAATTGAAAAGAGCTCCATCCA